GCAAGGTGCTGTTCTGTGTATTGACGAGATTGACTATGGCGCACAGAATCTATCGTGTCTCCAGCGTGTTCTTGAGGGTAAACCTTTCATGCTGAAAAAGAAAGGTGAATTGATTACTCCTGCTGAAGGTTTTACAATCTTTGCGACTGCCAATACTAAAGGTAAAGGTAGCGAAGATGGTCGGTATATGTTTACTAATATTCTAAATGAAGCGTTTCTTGAACGTTTTCGGAATACTCTTGAACAAGAATGGCCGTCTAATACGATTGAAAAGAAAATCATTCGTAAAGAATTGGAATCTATCAATAAACAAGATGATAGCTTTGCCGACCATCTTGTAAATTGGGCAGATGCGATTCGGAAAACATTCGCTGATGGTGGTTGTGATGAAGTAATTTCTACTCGCCGTCTTGTTCATATCGTTGAAACTTACGGTATCTTTGGTGAAAAACTGAAAGCGGTCGAATTGTGTCTGAATCGCTTTGATGTTGATACCAAAACTTCGTTTCTTGATTTGTATAGCAAGATTGATGCAAATGCTCAAGCACCGAAACCTGATGTTGCTGTTGAACCTGGACAAGAGGTACCGTTCTAATCACATTTACCGATAATAGTATTGACACAAATCAAATAGTGTTCTATAATACTAATAGATTGAGAGAAGAATCGCATCTCAATGAATCAAATAAGCGCGATTCAATTTTATGGAGTTTATATAATGAAGTCAGTTAAAGAAAAGATGTTGACTTTCCTTTCAAAGGAAAATGGTTTCAATACCTTTACCGTTGCTCAAGCACGTGCCCGTTGGGGTGTTACCAATGTTGCAGCACGTATCAATGAGTTGCGTCAAGAAGGTAACACAATCTACACCAACACCAAGAAACTTTCTGATGGTCGTAAGATTACATTCTATCGCCTTGGCACTCCTAGCAAGCAAGTTATTGCTGCTGGTATTGCTGCTCTCCGTGAGCAGGGCGTTCGCGCATTTGCCTAATATTGATTAGGTAATTGCGAGGAGGAGACATATATAATAATGTGTCTCCTCTTTTTTTATAGGATGAATATAATATAAATAGATAAGATGTTCGTCGCGGAGCAGCGAACTCCCACGAACCCTAACGCTAGAAGGAGCGCCAGCATGTCTATTTATCACAATCATCATATTATACCTAAACATATGGGTGGAACTGATGATAGAACTAATATAGTAAAAGTTACAATAGAAAAACACGCAGAATTACATAAACAATTATGGGAAGATTTAGGTTTTTGGCAAGATTATATAGCATGGAAAATGCTTTCAGGACAAATAACGAGTCAAGATGCTATAAAAATGGCACAATCTGAAGGTGCTAAAAGACGAAAAAAACGTTTCGGTTCAGAAAATCATTTTTATGGTAAAAAACATACAAAAGAAACAAAACAAAAAATAAGTAACAGTAAAAAAGGAAATATTCCCGGAAATAAAGGAAAATTTGGTAAAGAAAATCCACAATCAAGAGTATATGAAATTACTGATCCTTTAGGAAATACATATATAATAAAAGGACTTGTTGATTTTTGTCGCAAAAATAATTTGTTATATCAAGCGATGGGACAAGTCGCTTTAGGAAAATTGAAACAGCACAAAAAATATAAATGTAGGAGATTATAATGGAAATACAAGTTAAGTTAGAAGATTTGAAGAAAAAGAAGTTGATGATTGCGACTCCAATGTATGGCGGTATGGCACACGGACTATATGTAAAATCGTGTTTGGATTTGCAGGGAACAATGTCCAAATATGGTGTTGATACTAAATTTTCCTTTCTATTCAACGAATCACTAATCACTCGCGCAAGAAATTATCTTGTTGACGAGTTTCTACGCACAGACTTCACACACTTACTTTTTATTGATTCAGATATTCATTACAATCCACAAGATGTTGTTGCTCTCTTAGCACTTGATAAAGATGTTATTGGTGGTCCTTATCCAAAGAAATCTATCAATTGGAACAATATCGCAATGGCAGCAAGAAATCATCCAAAACTTGAATCAAAAGAATTGGAAACTCTTGTTGGTGAATATGTTTTCAATATCGTCAAAGGTACCACACAATTTCAAGTTACTGAACCTCTTGAAGTGATGGAGATTGGTACTGGTTACATGCTAATCAAACGAGAAGTATTTGAGAAAATGGCAGAAGAATATCCAACAATCAAATACAAACCTGACCATGTGGGTCAACAACACTTTGATGGTTCACGTTACATTCATGCATACTTTGATACTGTGATTGATTCAAAAGA